ATGCGGATTGCACTACCGTCCAAGGTTGTGAACTGTGCCACACCATTAGGAGCACTCCTACGGTGGAAGAGTTCAGAGCCAACTTCTGTAGTTGCTCGAATGAGGATTGCGTCAGGCACAGCATGAGTACCTACGTAGATGGTGATTAGCTCAAGTGCCTCAGCCCAACAGGCTTGAACAAATGTGTCGTCACTATCACCAGCAGAAACATAGGTCTTCAAGCCAACCCAGCCATCAATTAGCTCTGGGTTGTAACTTGCTAGTGCTTCTGCTAGCTCTGCGTAGGTAATCATTGCTGTACCGTCAACTAATCTCAGGCAACTGGCTTAACAGGAACAACTGCTGTTGGAATCTCGTCTGCAATTGCAGCAAAGGTGTATACAGAGAAGTTCTTGGAAAGGTTGATGATGTTCTCATCCTGTAGACGAACAACAGGTGATGTGTAGAAGCGAATAGCGTTGGAGTTAACGAACGCTGATTCGTTGGCAGCTAGTCCAGCATCAAGTACAACCTTGACGTTAGCAATGTCTCCACCAAGTCCCTTAACGTCGATGTTTCCAACGTTGTTGTTACCTGCACCAGAAACAAGCATTACTGGACGACCATCTGCACCTTGTAGCTTGGCAAGGGTCTTGAAGGTTGCCTTGTCTGCAACAAGTGCATCCATTGGCAAACCAAGAGCGTCAAACTTGACAGCAGCTTCAATGATTGCGTCTAGCCAACCGTTGTAAAGAGCAGCAGCAGAAACGTCAACCTTGTTGAGTGCTACAAGCTGTGCAGCGTGTAGAGCCTTGTAGTCTGCACGAACAACACCATTAAGAACCTGACCAACCTTGATTGCCTGCGCACGAAGGTGGAAGTCAAGAATGTTGGTAGCAGAACGCTGAATCTCCTGCAAGGTTAGCTGTGTGTATCCACCATAGGTGTACACAGGAGCAGACTTGGTTTCAACCTGAATCTTACCGAAAGTAAGGTCATCACCTTCTGCTGCCTGCTTTGCGAAAGCAGATGTGTCAGTCTTTAGCTGACCATACTCAATGAAGTTGCCTTCACTTGGAAGAGAAGCAGATGAGAAGACACCACGGAGAACAGACGCCTGTTCAACAATACGTGTAAGGTCTCCAACCCATGCGCTCTTCATGATTGCGTCAGATGAAGTACCACCTGTGTACGCACGCTCTTCACCATTGGCGATAGCCTTTAGAACAGTACCAGCGGAACGAGTGTCCATTACTGGTGCTGCTTCAACAACAGAGAGAGTAGATACCTTGCGCTCTAGAGCTTCAACGGACTCTCTCATTTCTTCGATTGCAACGTTATCCACGTCAATCTCCTTATTGATAGTTGGAGCATCTTCCTGTGCGTTACGCACTTCCTCAACCTTGGCTCCTTCATAGGCTGGGATTGGAACAATAGAAACCTCTCGTACGTCAATCTTGGTTCGTACGATGGTTCCGTTCTTATCTTCGTTCTCTTCAATTGGCATGAAGCCAATGGAGAAACGGTCTAGCACTCCATCCTTAAGCAAGGTGTAAACCTCGTTACCTCTGGAAGTCTCACTAATCTTGGCTGTAATAGACCAGCCTTCATCTGTGTCCTTGGACTCAATAACCTTTCCAATGGGTTCAGAGTGTCCATAGAACAACTTGATATTGTCCCTAGCTTGTACAGCACCGGGAGCAATCATTTCCTTGTAGCCACCTACATCAACAGCGTCATTGAAAGGAACAGCTAGACCACGGACTAGACGCTCTTCTGTATCGACTGCCGCGCGTAGTTCAAACTGTCGCGTCAACATTTGGAACTTCCTTTACGTCTGTCAGGGACTTTGGAACTGGACCCCAGCCCTCAATTTCCCAAACTTGCTCAACAGTCATAAAGGGAGAACCAGCCAATGCAGTTGCATATGTTGCATAGCGAGCACTTGCGTCTGTGCGTAGGAAGGACTCAAAGTTGAACCTTGCTACTTGACTACCGGGAAGCAATGCACTGAAAGCTTCCTCAATTTCCTTCATGTACTGCATTAGGCTGAACTCAATAAACTGACGCTTCTCATCTTGGAGGTTTGCGTAAGTCATGGAGTTGCCTTCAACCGTTGCCAGCATCATCCTTAGAGGAATACCGAACAAGGTAGCTACCTGAGTCTTGTTAAAGTTCTGTGACTCAATGAACTGTGCGTCCCTTGGGGACAAATAAATAGGTGTGTAGGTGAGTCCACTGTCTAGTACCGCTGTAGTTCCACCCTTAACGCTCTTGTGCCACTGGTCCTTTAGTGCCAATGCGTCATCTGCGTTCATTGGTGTATCAGTCTTGAGGTAGCCATTAGGGACACCAGAAGTCTCAAACCAGTTCTGGGAGTAGTCACGTGTTGAGAGAGTGCCGTGTAGCTCAACCTGAGCAGCTTGGATTGGTCCTAGACCCTTTGCGCTACCGGGAACACGGAGAAGCTTTAGGTGCTGAATCTCAGCAGGCTTGTAGTCACCATCCATGTACTTGTAGTTGGTGACCTTGCCGCGTGTGTTTGTTTCAACGTTCATATCAAGAGGGTTCAATACCTCAAGGTTGGTTACGCGAGACTGTGCATCTCTGCTGATTAGCCAATAGGCATTGCCATTGAGGGCAAGTGATACAACTGTCATCTCAAGGAAGGCAGGACGTGTCTCGTTAATGTCAGGACGCTTGATAAAGCTAGGGGCAACCTCAACAGTTACACCACCACGGAATACATCAATGGATAGTTGCTGTGCAGCAGTTGAGTAAATGGAGATTGCCCTATAGACAGCAGAAAGCCCTAGAGCATCCTTGGCACTAACGGAGGTGATTACGTTAGAGCGATTAGGAACCTCTAGGGCTGTAGATGGGTCACTAGGCAACGGTTCATTAACTGAACCAGAACGTTGCTCAATAACTGTGTCTGTATTATCTGCGCCGTACCAGACATCATGCCAAAAACCCATTCGTGCCTTTCAATTTCGTATGTAACCATTATATCGGTGAGCATACGATTATGAAATTGTTCAGTGAATGGTAGGTCTGGTTAGGTTGTAGTTCTCTACTGCATAGATGCCAAACGCTGTTGCACGTACAGCATCGATAGTCACGGACTTATCCTTGCGGAATATCTTGAAGCTATCTCCTACCGTCTTGCGGATAGTGTTGGGAATCTGGAAGGACATTAGAGGGTCACTTCCATGCTTCACCTTGCGTTGTGCAAGCTTGGCATAGAACAGGGCACTAGCTCCTAGTACGTCTCCACCATTAAGGGTCTTCACTGGATACCCCGTTGACTTGAGCCTTTCAGCTAGACCCTTCAATGCAGGGCTTGCATCAATGACGTAGGCAAGTGGCTTGTACCTGTAGAGCCACCTACATAGTTTCTCTAGAAGCTCTGGTGTGGGCTGAGGGATACTTGCTACTAGCTCCGTGTAGTAGAAGCCCTCAGACTTAATTGTGCGTGTGATGGTGGCATAGCGCATATCAGCGTCAGCATCAATGGTGAAGTAGACGTGACCCTCAGGGAAGGACTCATCAACAGACCTTGCGTTCTGTGCCCACATAGCTCCTGTTACAAAGCTTTGGTCACTACCGCTCACAAATCGATTGAGCTTGTACCTGATTGCTTGGTCAGGTGGAAGGGTCTTGAACTCCTGAATGGTGACCTCCATATCCACACGTCCAGATGCAAGAGCAGGATTAGCAGCAATGAGGAATTGTGCAAGCTGTTCATCTGAGTCAGGGATGCTTCCCTCTGGTGCTTCCCACAAGAAGAATCCAAAGCCTTGCACTTCTCCTGCAATGGCCTTGTCTCCAAGTTCGTACAAGTGCTTGAGCAACACTGAACTTTCGTCACCAGCAGTTGTAATGCCAACAATCAATGTGTCAGGACGTGCACCAGTACCGTTTACAAGTGCTGTCCAAAGTTCCATCTTGAGCAAGTGGACCTCATCGACGATGCCAAGAGCTACAGGAATACCTTGTAGTGCTGCGTCCTTAGCTGGCTTGACGTTGTACCTTGCTCCGTTGATTCCCTTGGTTCCTCTTGTACCTGTTGCCTTGAACTCATCCTGCAACCAGCCAGTCCTATCAATGGCAATGCGTGTCCTGTCGTAAACGAAGTCAGCCTGTTCCCTTGAGGAAGCAATGCCAATAATCCAAGAGTCCTGACCAAGTAGAAGTCTCCACAAGGCCAGAGCAGCAGCAAGTTCTGTCTTGCCGTTCTGCCTTCCCATGGAAATTAGAACCTGTCGATACCTCAGGTGTCCATTGTGAAGCTCAGTCATACGACGTAGAAGGTCTACCTGCCATGCCTCTTGCTCATACTTATATGCCTTGAGCCAGACACGTTGAATGACTTGCAGGTAGGTGAACCCTTCTGCATATTCAAGGTCTAGAGCACTGGTGAAGTCCTCTCTAAGTGGTTGGGTATGTCGTGTGAAGGTCATCTGACCATGAACTCCCCAAGCTTGCTACCTTGCTTGGTTTCAGGGGCACGAGCAAGCAACGCACGGTATGCAATACCGAACGGACCAATGATTGAGCCAACCACACCATTGCTGTCTAGTTCCTCTGCCATCTGGTAAAGGCTTGCAACTGCAATCCCATCAACGGGTGACAACCAATCAGCGTTGGTCACAAACTCATCTACGCTATCAACAAAGCTCTTCATCCTAATATGTTCCTTTCTCAAACATTTTGGACACAATCCGTGTAAACATCTTCTGGGGCGGGGTGTCCGCATACGTCATTCAAAAAACCAACGTCACTCGTTAGCTCTGCACTAGCGCTCATTGCATCACTATCTTTGAATCTGAGAGCCTTGGAGTCTTCATCCCATAGGATTACTTGGGTAGTACCCTCCAGTGCGTTACAGACAAAGCCAATGTCATGCACGCTTAGTATCCTTTGGCTTCCAGTCATAGAACACTGTCTGCCTAGGCTTAGGGATGACAGGAGCAGGTACGAACCTAGACGTAACCTCAAACTTAGGATTAGGAACATAGGTCTTAGGGTTGCCAAGCTTATACGCGAGAATCTTTTGCTTGCTCTTGCTCATGTCGTATGTGCCTGCCATCCTTATCCTTCCTCAATCGTTCCTCTAGTCTCTGTAATGCCTTAACGTCTTCATACAATGGGTAGCTCATGCCGCGTGCCCTTCCACATAGTCAGCAGCTAGACGCAATCTCTCTGGATTGTCTTGCATGAAGCCAAGAGCTAGATTGCATGGTTGACATAGCAAGGCTCTAACATTGCCTGTCTTATGGTCATGGTCTACAGAGAGGAAGCCTGTCTTCCCCGTATCTGTACCGCCACAGATTGCACAACCTCCACCTTGAGACTTAAGCATTGCCTCATAGTCCACTAGCGAGATTCCATACTCTGTCATCAAGCGATAGTTGCGCCTATACCTCTTGGTTGATTCGCGTTGGTTGTACTCGACTCTCCAAGCTGCATGACAAGGCTTGCACTTACCATTAAGGCTAGTAATGCCCTTACGTGTAGATGAAGCGAACTCTTCCCTAAGACCAACGTAACCACATGTGCAACATTTGGTCTGACCCTCCTCAAGGGTCTTGTAATCCCAACGTCCCATATCAGCCTCTATATCCTGCAAAAAGCTCTGTGTGTAGCCATAGCCTGCGCTCTATCAATCTGTCTTGCTTCCTACCGTTGCAAGTACGACAGGATGCAACCAAGTTCCATGCATCATCTGTGCCTCCTGCTGCCTTAGGTACGATGTGGTCAGCAGTTGCGTCTGCTCCCTCAAGATGCTTATTACAGTAAGCACACAGCCAACCATCACGGTTCAAGACATAGAGTCTTACCGCATCCCACTTGGCTCCTTGAGAGCTTAACTTTGACATAACACTATTTTCTCATGGTGCATGGCAATATGAAACGAAGGCTGTAGATGCTCTCCCTTGGTCACTGTCTTGTCCTAGGAAGCTCTAACAGGGTCTAGGGGTACATCTGTGTACCCCCGCTATGCTCATGCCCTCAGATTTAACTATGCGTTGCAATGCACCTACGGCGCATGACACTAGCCATAGATGATGATGGAGCTACTGCATACCCGTAATTTCACATGACTTACCCTTCTGCTACCATTGGGGGAGTAAGAGGGGGTCTCAAGTTAAGAGGTTGGTTCGGGGGACATGTATAGAACATACAAACCTAGATACCTCTTGGATGAAGAGATGAAGTAAGTTACATGGCTCGAACGTAGTGAGAGACATTGAGCGAAGCGATACAAGTACACATAGTTTTCTAGATGCTCTGTTTGAGGTTAGTGGTGTTCCCTCACAGAGCATTTAGATTGTTTAGCCTTGTCAATCTAGGAATGCATAGGTTGAACGGGTACTTTTTGAAACTGTGTTATACTTAAGGAGTGGCAATGGAACAGCCCAAGGCAATCAAGCTAAGACCTTAAAGGTTCCAATAAGCATTTAGGAACACCATGAACACCAACACATGCAGCAACGAAGGTTGCAACGAGAACGTACTTTGCAAGAATGTATGTAAGTCCTGTTACCACAAGGCATACTACGCAAAGAACATTCGTAAGCCCAAGGCAATCAAGGTAATTCATCAATGCTTGTTTGATGACTGTGGCAATGACGCTAGGGTCAAGGGCTTCTGTCTAACTCACTACTACAAGACCAGCAGGAACATTCGTGTATCCATGGTTAAGGTCTTCTCTCCTTCTGACATGGAAGTGTCAACAGCAGACGTTACCTATATGGGTGCTCATAAGCGTCTTGAGAACTACCGTGGTCTAGCTGCTCTTTATGAGTGCCCTTGTGGAAAGCCAGCAGAACAGTGGGCACATAACCACTCAGATAACGAGAACACTCGTCAGGAACTCAAGAAGAACTACCAAGGCAACCTAGTTCTCATGGATTACAGCTTGAGCATCTGGGATTACATGGCTCTCTGCCGTAGCTGCCATACCAAGCTAGATAGGTTCAATCAGCCATTGCTACATGACTACGAGGTAGCAGCATGAACCTTCAAGAGTTCAAGGATGCAATGGGCATCAAGGAAGCTACTTACATCAAGGGTTCTGAACTAGACCCATATCCATACCGCGTTGGTTCCACAGAACGTATCCACGCAACTTCTGACACTGTTGACTTAGTGTTCATTCTCAAGGCACAGGGAATGAATCAAAGGCAGATTGCACAAGAGATGTGGATGGACCAAGCAACGCTATCCAGACTTATCAACCGTCATAAGGACAGACTATGAACACCACGCTAGAAGAGATGATTGCTCGCATTGACGCAAAGTTCGCAAAGCTAGATGCGCGAATTGATGAATTAATGCGCAGAGTGCAAGCAAGTTAAATCGTAGACACGCAAAAAGGGCACCTAAGGTATCACTACCCCAAGTGCCCTTTAGGCTGTCCTAGGACATTACATAGCAGTATCAAACAGGGTCATACGGTCACCACCAAACTCTGCATAGATGCGCAAGGTAGTTGAGATATCGCTATGGCGCATCTGTCGTTGAACGATGGGAAGAGGTACACCTTGACGAATCATGAAGGTTGCACACCAATGCCTGAGGCTATGAGGATTGACCAGCTTGCCTAGGTAACGCTTAGACGTGTAGTGCAGAGCAGCACGTACGTTGGTTGGCACATAGTCAGGAGCAACCTTAGGCAATAGCTCAGCAAGCCATGGAGGGCAGTCAATGACAGCAGGGATGCTCTTAGGCTCTCTAACCTCTGTAACCCTTCTACCGTCTTCTACCCACTCTGCTACCTGCTCTTGAATGAAGATGCGTCCTCCCGGCATTAGGTCTTGCTTGGATACATGGCAAGCTTCACCAAGCCTCAGACCTAGGTACATCATGGTTAGGTACTGCACTTCATACTTGTTGTATGAAAACATGAGCCTTAAGTCTTCCTCATCTGGAAGGTCATAGTGCCTTGCAAATGAACGTGTGACCTTAGGTGCTACCCCTCCAACTTCATAGCCAATGCTTCTGAGTGCAATGAGCGTTGAACGCTTCGTATTAGGATTAGGAATCCTCTTGGCCCATTCAAGTATGGAAGGGTCATCAATGGAAAGGTCAATTACAGGCAGCAATAACCTGTAGTAACTAGCCCTTGTGGTAGGTTTGATGCCTGTCTTAGCATCCAAAGATGAAAGTACATGACTCATGCAGCGCTCCTTTGAGATAATCACCTACGGGTGCCAGATGAACGTGCACGACTCCGAGCGCATCCATCCAACAACCTGAACTTACGGGTTCATCTTACCAAATCTGCAATTCAGCCGCAACAAACGACGCTAAAAAACCCCTGTAGGGAGCATTGGGGATGCCATGGATTTAACCCTACAGAGGCATGAGAAGCTTACACAGCAAAAGACCCTGCGAGCAACTAGGCTCAAACAGGGTCTTCTGTCTTGTAGGGAAGCAGGGAGAAACCTACAAGTTGGTTGAGTTAGAGGAACGGCGTTGAGGCAGGCTTTCCTCCAACCCAAGTCTCATTCAGGAGTAGTAGGACTTACGGTCTTCCAGATAGTTGCTAGCCTCTCCTCATGGCAATCCAATGACTTGTTCAGTGCCTCATGCATTTCCTTTTGTTCAGCAGCGAAGCCCTCAGACCATACAAGGTGTTCATCTTGGCTCTTAATGATGTCAGCTTGGTTGTGAGTCATCACAGCTTGGTTATCAACCACTGACGCTACTACTGCCTCAAGTCTGTCTAATGCGTCCTTCACATGACTACCGCCATTTGTTGTGGTCAGAGTCTTTTCAATCTTGTCTACCGTCTGACTTGTGGCCTTGGCATTGGTGTTGATGACACTCAAGTATCTCCAACCAAGTCCACCAATCACAAGAATCAAAAGTGCCATGATTTGGTACCAGTTCTCAAAAGCCAATGGGTCAGCCGCTACCTCCATAATCGTCATATCAATTCCTTACGTTGGGTCATAACTAAAGTTCAGCCAAGCTGTAGGAGTACCTGAGCCTGCTGTTTGTACTGTAATCTTCATTGCTCCCGCTGCGTCCACAAGAGCATAACCAACAGCAGGGGGAGTCATTGCAATACGATTAATGGTGCCTGTGTAGCCGTTAGATGACCTTGCCCAAGATGGCACGTTGCCAGTATCAATGATTGTCTTGTCTCCTGTTGAAGCAAAAGCTGTTCCAGAAACTGTGCCTCTCACGTAGACCACACCGTCTTGCTTTTGCTTAATCTGCAATTGATTGATGTGGTTAAGTCCAGCAGCAGGGGTAAGGTTCGTCCAACCATATCTATCGTCACCGGGCTTACCTGTTACTTCGTTCCATGTTGGAGCTTGTCCAGTGTGAAATACCCTGTTCCATCCCATCCCACCTTGATTGGCTGTCGTGCGATAATACAGGTTATTGTTGAAGAATGATGACGCAAACTGCATGGAATAGTAGTTACTACCATTGCTATGTGTGGTAGCGAGTAGATGCCACCAACCATCGGCTCCTGCTGGGAATCCCGTAGCAGGAGAACCTGCTGAGTTTTCATAGAAACCAGAATCAATACGGGT